CCTCGTGGGAGCGGCGGATGTTGGCGATGCCGCCCTCTTGGGCGTTGCGCTCCGCCTGCCCGCGCGCTTCGGCGGAAGCATCCGCCAAATCCCGCAGGTCGTCCACCACCTCATGGCGGGCGAGGTAGTCCTCGTTTATTGAGGTGAACTCCGCCCACCACGCTGAAAACTGCCCGTTGATTCTCATTAGGGCCTCCGTCAGAATGGCGCATCCGCGCCGAGCGCCGCGTCCACGGCATCGGCCACGGCTTGCGATTCCTCGACCATGCGCTTGCCTTGCGCCCGAAGCGGGAAGGCTTGCACGACATGCCGATACTCGACCTCCGCGCTTCCCCCGGCATCGGCCACGCTCCGCGCGACGCGGAGAATCTTGTCTATCCCGCGCTCTGACAACCGAAGCCGTTCGGCGTTCGCCGCCACTACCGCGCGTTCGCGCTCGGAAAGCCGAAGCATGCCCATCAACTCGTCCCGCGCGAGGGCGGCATTAAGTTTTTTCCGCCTCGCCGACGCCTTGCGGATGCGCTCGACCACCTCCCGAAGGGCGGCGCTCGACAGACCGTCCGCTTCACGCTCGAAAAGGGAGGCGGCATCCGGGCGCTGGACGTAGGCTTGCACGTCCACGCGGTCAGCGACGGGGCCTGAAATCCGCGCCTCGTAAGCCTCGACAGCGGCGGCTTTGCAGATGCAGGGCACGCGCCCGCAGGGGCAGGGATTCTGGGCGGCTACCAACATGAAATCGCACGGGAAGGACGCTTTCGCTTCGGAGCGGGAAATGAAGACGCGCCGCGACTCCAGCGCCTGCCGCAAGCCTTCCAGACAATCGCGGCGGAACTCCCCGAACTCATCGAGAAAAAGGACGCCGAGGTGAGCAAGCGAGACTTCACCCGGACGCGGCACGCCGCCGCCTCCGCCTAACAGCGCCTCTGGCGCGCACGTGTGGTGCGGGGCACGGAAGGGGCGGGCGACAATCAGGCCGCCGGCCGCCGGCCGCCAGTCGCCAGCGGATTGGTAAAGGGCGGTCAGCTCCGCCACTTCGTCCCGCGTGAGGGCGGGCATGATGGTAGGAAGGCGAGAGGCCATCATGGTCTTGCCCGCGCCTGCATCGCCCGTCATCAGGACATGGTGTCCGCCGCCGACGGCAAGGGCGAGCGCCCACTTCACCGCGGCTTGCCCCACCACGTCCGCAAAATCCCCGGCAGGGGTCTGGGCGGGCGAGTCCACGACATCCGGCGAGGAAACGCGCCTGCCGCCCTCTAGCGCCTCCGCGAGGGTCGCCGCCCCATAAACGGCTATCCCGTCCACGAAAGCCGCTTGCAGGGCGCTTTCCTGCGGCAGGAGGAGGCTTGTAGCCCCGTGTGCCTTCGCGGTCTGGGCGGTCTCGACGGGATTGGGCACGGGAACGAGCCGCCCAGAGATGGACACGCCGCCTGCCGCCCAGTCATGCGGCGGAGCCTGCAACCGCCCCATGGCGCACAGGGCGGCCAGCGCCATTGGCAGGTCAAAGGACTCTCCGCGCTTGCGGAGAGCGGCGGGAGAGATGGACACGAGGACGCCGCGTCCCTTCGGCCACACGCCGGAGAGGGCGGCGATGATGCGGGCACTCGCTTCACGCACGACGGCATCGGGTAGACCGATGACCTGCCACGCCGCCCCGCGCTCGCGGGCTTGCGCCTCGACTACACAGGCGGAGCCTGAATAAGGAGTTTTTATCATGGGCTTACTCCTTCCCACCATGCACGGTGCGAGCCAGCCTGTCCCAAGCCTCGCCGCCATCGCTGTCAAGGTATTCAAGGCGCCGCATTTCGAGAATGTGCGCGGCGGCCTCTTCAATGCGGCGGAGGCGGGCGAGTTCGGCGCGGACGTGTCCCGCGACGTGGCGGAAGTTGTCGGCTCTGTTCTTGTGGGCGAGCGCCTCCTCCGCGTCGCGCTCCCTTTTCGCCGAGGTCTCGGCGTGCTCCGCCCATGCGTCAAGCGATTGCAGGGCACGCTCTGCATCCCATCCGAATGTTGTTTTCATTGTCTTTTCCTCCAAGGTTAGGGGTTGACTTCCACGCCGATGGCGTCAGCTTGCCGCCGCGTTTCCTCGGCTTGCGCTTCACGAACACAGCCCGGCGTGCGAATCGTCGCATCCGCATCGGCACCGAGCACGTCCAACTCTGCCGCCGTATCCGCCACGGCGAGCGCCCGTCCCAGCGGCACCCCGCCATCTGAGAGCACTCCCACCAACGCGATATACGCCCGCGCCGATTCAAGATGTGTCATGACGAAGCTCCCTTCGGCGGTCAATAGGCTATGGATGTGACTTGGCCATCGGGACGGCGCACGAAGAAGAGGGGCATGAAACCCTCTGCGATAGCGCATACCCAGCCGTCAACTTCAACCCACCTTTCCCGCCGAAACGAGCGGTCGAGCGGATGCACGGGCGGCGCTTCGCTACCCTTTGGCTTTGCCCCACGCAATAGCGCCAGCCGCCGCTTTGCATCGACCAGCCCAGCGGGGCACAGCGTCGGGTCATACCTACGAATCATCCGTAACACCACATGCGCGTTTTCGATGTTGTCCATTGTCTTTTCCTTTCTCGTTTTTCGCTTCCCACTCTTCGGCGAGGGAAGCCATCCGCCGTGCCAACTATCAGATTACACTATAAGTCATCGTTTGTCGTTTGTCAAGGGCAAAAATGCGAAAATAAAATTTTCCCCTTGACGACACGCAATCCCCGTGCTACCCTACCCCGTGGCCGAGCGACTCGCGGAAGGCCGCGCGGGGATTGACCACGCAGGAAAGAAGGCACCTATGCCGCCCGCCGGAGCCAGCGCGAGACCAAACCGCCGTCCACGACCGCCCCAAGAGCGGCCTCGACACTGGGAACGCGCCACAGACGCCCGCGACCCTGTCACGCCCCACAGCGCACAGGCACCACGCCGAGAACTCTTAAGACCTCTCACCAAAAATTATCGCTGTGCGAAAACTATACAAACTCACCCTCTACTGTCCAAAAATTATACACCTCAAACTCACTTGCTCAAGTGTTGCAGAAACGCAACAGGGGAAGGAAAGGGGGAGGGGGAGACCCAGAGTAAGAGAAGGATTGTTTAGGGGTTCAACTCTCAACCCGCTCCGAAAAGTGGTAGTTTTTGAGAGAAAGGAGCGCAAAAACCGAACGTTCCACGTGGAACAATTTGTGGTATTGGCGGGGTTGAGTGGGGGGTAGTGAGGTCTATTAGGGCAGATTTTCAATGTCCCTGCGGCGGTATTGAGGGGTAGTGAGCGCTGGCGTGGGGGGCTGTTCTTGGCCGAGAAGTTGAGAGATGTAGTTCACGAAGGCGGCGATGTTGCGAGGAACGGCTCCGCGTGCGCGCATCATTTCGGTTGGGGACTGGAGGATGAGTTGATGCCAAGGTAGCGGTGGGCCAGAGGCGGGTTGGAAGGAGTAGGCGTCGGCATAAACACGGCTGTGTTCGGGGGTGAACGGGATTAGGGCGTGCCAGTCGAAGGGGAGGGCGCCGGAGGTGGGGATTTTTGGGGGCTCTGGGGCGATGCCAGCGGCGGCTTGGAATTGGCCGGAGCGAATGGCGGCTATTTGGCTCTCGACGAGCGCCCGCCAAACGGGGTCGTTGGGGTTCGCCGCGAGCTGGGCGAGGAGTTCATCAAGCCTTTGCTGGGCTTGGGTTTCGTTGGGTGGCGGCGTTGCGTAGCGGGAGGGCATAGAGGTTGAGCGGGAAGAGGTCAGTCGTCGTCCTCTTCTTCCACTCTTGGCGCGTCAATCGGCGCCTCCACAACGGAGAGAAGGCGTTGGTTGAGGTCGTTGAGAGCGCGGGCGAGTTGGGCGGGGTCTTGAACGGCGCGTTCGTTAATCGGCCACATGGTTTTTTGGCTCCTTATTTTGAGTTTTTGCGTCAGCTTCCTGCCCCGATTTCTTCGAGGCATGTTTCAGGATAGCGTAGTGGACGCGGTTTGTCAAGTAGTCGAGTTGCGCGTTGGCGTTTTTGATTGAAAGCGTCTTCGCGTGCTTCGGCACGAGGAGGGCGTTTAGGGAGGAAGCGAACAACCCCTCGAAGGTGGAGTCGGTGTTGGCGGGGGAAAGAACGGCGAGCATGCGCCCGTATTTGTCGGACGCGATTTTGTTGTCGGACACGGAGAAAAAAGCGATGGCGATGGGGTTTGCTTTTGCCCACGTGAAGGTGAAATCCGACGCCTCCGCGAAACCTTCCTGCCCCCGCTCCGGCGTGTCCACGCCCAAAAGCCGGACGCGAAGGGGAACGTTAGGGCGCGTCGCCGCGGCTTGTTCGGTGCCGCAACGAGACGAAAGCAACACGATGTCCAAGGTGTCGCCATCAACGACTCCCGACATCGAGGCGATTCCAATGCAGGGCTGGGGGTCGCCCGCTTGCGCGGCGAGCGGAGCCAGCGCAAGAACCGCTACGTAGAAAAGTTTGCGTGTCATGGTCTTTGCTCCTTTTCCGTGTAATCTTTTCCGTAAACCGCAATCCCTGCGACTTCCCGCGCCACACCTTCGTCCAGCCCGCACTCGCGGTTATGCCGTCGCATCTGGTCGAATAGCCACATTGCCACGGCGCTAACAAACTCCTCGCTTACCGATTCATGCGGCGGCAGAAAGCCCTCGCGGGAATCCACGGCAAAGCGAACCCGCCGTCATGAAGGGGATGCATAGCGCTTCCTCTGACCGTCGCGGCGGTGCTCGACCTCTTCCGTCCTCGTCGTCAGGCGGCGGTCGAACTTGAGCACACGAGTCCGCACCCACACCGCGAGCGGCATGCCTTCCTCTTTCGCTTTTTCCGCGAGGCGCACGTGCACCTGCGGGGACAACAAAATCGTCACGCGTTTAGTTTCACTTCTCATAACACTAACATATTACACCCTAAATACCCGTTTGTCAAGGGGGAAAATTTAACTTGACAATGCCTTTAGAATAACCTAAAGTTAAATCCTAACGACGGCGACATTTTTTGTCTCCGAGGACTAAAAATTGTCGCTTGCGACAAAAAATGACAGGTAGCGACAAAAAATGTCGGACACGTTTGAGCGGGCGCTCGGCATAAGTTGGGAGAAGGCGGAGGAGATAGCCGCGTTTTTCGGGCGGCGCTTTCCGACGCGCGAAATCTGCCAGACGCTTCGCCTTAAGAAGCACATCGTCGAGTCCGTCCGAAAAATCATCGAGGACAAAGACAGCGGGCAAGACCCCGATTTCCGCCTTCGCAAAGCCTACCTTGACGCCGAGGCCGCCTACGAAAATGCCATCGTCCAAGTCCCCATCGCCAACCGCCAGCGGCAACTTCAGGAACTTCAGGAGGCGCTTGACCGCGCCAAGTCCCTTGAGCAACATTTCCGAGAGGCATTCCTTCACAACCTCCGTATGGCGAAGGCACGCTCGAAAGAGGGCCACCGCACGAAGGCGCCGAAAGCGCCGACACAACTTCTCGCCATCATGAACCAAATCGTCTCCGTCATTTCCGAGGCGCGGAAGATGACCGCCGACCCGCTCTCCGTCCGTGGCGATTTCGTGACGCCCGAAACCTTCAATGCCCGCGTGGACGAAGCCCTTGACCTCTTTCTACGCCTCATCAAGGAAAACGCCATCGCCCGAAACCGGGTCATCGAATGCCTGAAACCCTACATGATGCCGCCCCCAGCGGAAGCCACGCGGATACAGTAGCGATTAAGCTCTTCGACACGCTCTGCGCGCTCGAAGAGTATCGCCTCTCCCGACCGTTGGAGTTTTACCGCCCCCATGCGACGCAGGCGGATTTTCACGCCAGCCGCGCCCGCATCCGTCTTTTGAGCGGCGCGAACCAATCGGGCAAAACCGAAGCCGGAATGGCCGAAGTCGCCGCCGCCGTTTTAGGCTACCGCCCATGGCTTCCGAAAGACGACCCCTCCTACTACATGCCTTTTCGCCCCCCCGTCAGCATCCGCATCATCGCCACGGACTTCGCCAAAACCGTCCGCCCCGTCATTGAACCGAAACTTTTGAAGTGGTTCCCGGCCATGCTCAAAAGCCGAGGCTACAAAATCAATCGCCACCAACCCGGAGCCGCCCTTGAGGAAATTAACACGCCCAATGGCTCGCAAATCCACATCATCACCCACACCCAATTTGAAAAACTCTCGTCGGGCGAGGGATGGACGGGACATTACCTCGCCATTGACGAGCCGTGCCCGGAAAGCGCATGGGTGTCGTCATGGCGCGGTTGCATCGCCAACAACGGCTACGCATGGCTGACGCTCACGCCATCCCTCATCAGCAACCACACGCCCTTCATCTACGACCAGTTCTACGTCAAGTCCTCCAAGTTTCACAAGAGCTCCATCATTGACTGTTGGGAGATGTCCATGTATGACAACGTGGGATACGGCATCGCCGACGCCGCCTACGTCGAGGACTACAAACTTACCGTTCCGCAACAGGAGTGGGCTTCCCGCGTCTATGGCCGCTTCTCCCATCTCGTCGGCCCCGTATTCAACCTCGAAGGCGAAGACGCCAAGCACTACTGGATTGAGCCGTTTGAGATTCCCAAACACTGGACGCACTACATCGCCATCGACCCGCATCCTTCCAAGGACACCTACATCTCGTTCTGCGCCGTGAACCCGAAGAACGAAAAGTTTTTCTGGCACGAAATCAAGACGCCGCAGCCCGCCGACATCATTGCGCGCGCCATCATTGAGAAAGTCCCCTCCGTGCAGGACTTCCACGGCACCACCACCATCCTCATCGACCCCTCGTATCAGGCGTTCGTCAACAGCGCCAAAAACTCTGCGAACTTTGTGAGCGTCCTGCGAAACAACGGCATTAAGTGCAAAATTGACACATTCGAGCACCGCAAAGGCTCCGTCAACGCCTCTATTATGGCGGTGTGCCAGCAACTTCGTCCCGGCGACAATCCCATGAACACCACCATTAAGTTTTTCCGAACGCTCACGGGACACCGCTACCAGATGGGAAGATACCTCTGGGGCGACGGCAACAAGCCCGTCGAAGAACACGACGACTTTCCCGCCTGTGTTCGGGCAATCGAATCTTACGGCTCTACCTTCGTTTCCAAAAAGGAACGGAGGGCTACCTACAATCCAGACGACTTCGTGCCCCTCGGCGCGTAAGGAGAACAACCATGAAGACACTACGAAACCTTCTGGTGATGGCGGTGGCGATGGCGCTCCTCGCGCCGTTTCCCGCCTTTGCCGTCAACCAGACAAACCGACTCAACCGACTCAACAAGGAGATGGTTAAGTTTGAGTGGGGCGGCCTTCTGTCCGCTGTCCTCTCTGACCTTACATCAGGGAACATCACATCAACGAGTTCCGTGTCCATCAAAAGCGCGGACGGGACGGCCGTGACCATCTCCGCGGACGACGGAGCCTCCGCAACGGAGGATGTGGTCGTCGTCGCCAACAACTGGAGCGTGAACGCCGCCGGCAACGCGACTATCACAGGAACGTTGACGCTCGGCTCCGGCGCGAACATCGTGAGCACCTCCGCTGGAAAATTCACGAAAGCGGGATACTTGGAGGGCACGGGCGGCACCTCCCTCGCCGACCCTGCCGCCAGTTCGGTGGTGACCACGACGGTCACCGTCACGGGCGCTGCGCTCGGCGACTACGTCGTGTCCTGCGCCTGCACAGCGGCGGTGATAACCAATGAAGGAACGTTTTCCTACGCCGTCACCGCTGCCGACACGGTGACCGTTTCCTACCTATCTTCGGCGGCACACGCCGACCCCGACGGAAGCGGCACGTGGCAGTGCATCGTCCTCAAGCGGTAATACCACCCGAAAGGAGCCTCTTCCATGCCGAAGAAACGCAAACCGAAGAAAAAGATGGGCTACTAACCCAGCTTCGCAGAATAGCACGCGGTCTGCGACCACCCCCCCCCGTGCCTAAAATTTATGGCGCTCATCCGACCACCCAAACCCGACACCGAGGAGCACAAGAACCTCGTTCAACTCGTGCTGGACTCCGTCGAGTCCAGTTTCATCGTGCGCTCCGACAAGGAACGGGAGTGGCGCACCGCCGAAGAGAACATGTGGCTGGTCAGCAAGACCGCGAAGGAAGTTTCGGCGGAAGTCGGACGCGGAAAGAAACCGAAAATCATGGACGAAATCGGGGACAGGATTCACATCCCCGTCTTCTACGCGCTGAACTGGGCGCAGATGTCCGTGCTCTACCAAAGCATCATCAAACGCGACCCCCTGTTTCCGCTTCTGGCGATGTCCCCCGATGACCGCGACCCAGCCCTGCTACTGGAATCTATGCTCGCCTCACAAGCCCACCAGCGGCGGTGGAACCTGAAACTCTTCCAAGCGCTTTATTCGGGTTTCACCTACGGCGTAGCCTTCAAAAAGCACTACTGGCTCAAGAAGGAAACCACATCGCTCGACGCGATTGAGCAACCCGTCGTTGAGGGCATTGACCCTGAAACGGGGCAGCCGCGAATGGCGGTTGACGCTGAAACTGGCGAGCCGAAGACGGAAGTCGTGATTACGGAGTCTCCCATCACGGAATATGAGGGCACCGAGTGGGAATACGTCTCGCCGTGGGATTTCTTCTTCGACCCCTCGGTTCCCGCCCGCGACCTTCAAGACGGCGAGTTCGTCTGTCACCGCTCGACGTTGAGCGAGAACTCGCTTTTGGAGGCGAAGGAACAAGGCGAATACGACTATGTGGACGAAGCGTTGGAGGGTGTGCGTTGGCATGATTTTTATCAGCGTGAGGGAGAAAACAAAATCTTCCGAACACGCCTCCAAGACCCCGGCTCGTTGTGGGTGACGAACGAGCAGAAGACGCACTATATATGGGAGTGGATAGGGCGCATCGTTCCGAAGCGGTTCAAACTCTCGCCGTCCACGCGCCCGCAGAAGTGGGCAATTACGATGTGCAATGGCGTGATTATCCGCGCCGAGCCGTGGACGTATCGCCACAACCGCTACCCGTTCTCGTGCTGGGAGCCGCACCCCGTCATCCAAATACCCTACGCGCCGTCCTATGTCGACCTTCAGGCGGGACTCGGCAAGTGGATTAACTGGTCTATGAACTCCCGAAGGGACGCAGTAATGCGAAGCCTCAACTCGTGGTTGTTCGTGGACGTGGACTCGATAGAAGACCTTGCCGCATTCAAGTCCAACAACCCCATGAAAATCATCCCCTCGCGGCGCGGGCACGGCCAATCCATGCAGGACGCAGTTTATGAGGCGCGGTTCACCGACGCCTCCATGAACAACGTCACCGACGCCAACCTTGCCATGGATATGCTCCAGCGCATGTTTGCGCTGTCGGAAAATCAGCAGGGGCAGTTCACGCAGGGACGGAAAACCGCCACCGAGACCTCTGCCGTCTTACAGGGTTCTCTCGTTCGTGGCAATCTCCTCACCGACCTCTATATGACGATGATGCACGCCGAGGAAACACGGCAGGCCGTCGCCAACAATCAGCAGTTCCTGCCAGAGCCGTCCTACGTCCGCATCTTTGGCGACCGCTACCTCGGAATGATTCGCCGCCTCCAAGAGGCGGGTATCGCACCCGATAGGGGACCGTTCCTGATACATGTCAGCAAGCAGGACATTGGTGGGCAGTTCGACTACCAAGCCGCCATAAAAGACCAATCCAACAACGAGATGCGGGCAAACATCCTCGCGCAGTATATCCTCCCGATGGTGCTTCGGGGAGCGCCCCTTATGGCGCAAACCGAAGGCGTCGCCATTAAGCTCTCCGAGTTTTTCCGCGTCACGACGCAGTTTCTCGACATTCACAACTTCGAGCAGGACTTCCTGATGCCGATTCCGCCCCCGCAACCGCCCGCCGCGCCTGCGGGAATCCCGCCCGAACCGGGCATGGGAGGTGCGGCATGAACACCGGTAAGTGGCTTCACGGAAAACTTTCGTGGCGTCCCGCGAAGGACAAGACCGCAGAGGTCGAGATGATGATTACGGCCATGGAGAAACTCATGGCCATGCCGGAGTGGGCGCTTTATGAAAAATACCTCTCCATGGAGATTATGGCGGCCATGCAGGGCGCGGTCTCGTCCACATCCCAGACAGGCGTCTCGGAGATGCTTGGGCGAAGGGACGGCCTCCTCCGCGCCGCCCGCGCCCTTGAACGCATGAAGGCCGGAAAAGAGTTTGTGGAATCTCTCACACAAAAGGAGCCAGTCCAATGGCTGACACACTGAACCCGTCCGCTGAACCTGCGACCACGGACGCCCGTGGGAACCCCACAGGGGACACACCCGAGGGACAGCCGCAGGAGCCTGAAACCGAGACCGCACATAAGCCGGAAGGCGAAACGCCCGAAGGCTCGGAACAAGGCGCAAAGAAGTATTTCGGGCGCTTCAACACCATTGAGGAGGCCGAGAAGTCTTGGTCTGAACTCAACCAAAAGCAGGCCGACTACGAAGCGAGGCTGCAGACCGCCGAACTCTGGAAGCAAGCCCAAGACCTAAAGTTGGGGGCTTTCAAGAAGGAAGCGGAGGCGCTTCGCGCGCAGATGGAAGCCGCGAAAAAGGGAACCGAGCCATCGGGTTTCTCCGAAGCGGACATTGCCCTCCTCGTCGAAGGCAAAAGCAAGGACTTCGCGGAGCGCATGGACGCTCTCGTGAACTCCCGCGCCGAAGCCGTCGTCGCCCGCCAATTCGAACAGGTGCGCCCGCTTTTGGAGAGGGTCGAGGCCGAGTTCCGACAACGGGAAAGACAGGTGTTTGACGCTATGGTCGCCCAGAAGGACGAGCGCCTCACAAACGATAACCCCATCGGCGCGGCGGCGCTTCAACTCGCCGCGCGGGACATGCAGATGACCTACGGGGAAAACCTCAACAACCTGCAACCGGAGCAGGCCGTGGACATCCTCGTGAAGTTCGCGCAAGCGCACTACCAAAGGTTTGGTGTGCAGACGCAGGAAAAGAAGGTCGTCGTGCCGAAGTCCGCACCGAGCAAGGCGCCTCCTCAACCGAAACCGCCCGCCGACCCGCTTGACGATTACCTTGCAAGGAGGACGGCCGGCAAAACCGACTTATAAAGGAGCACTACTACTATGGCAGAAGGAACACGTTCACTCGGTCTTCTTGGCTCCGCGCAAATCCCTACCGCGGAACGCCTTGAAGACTTCGACCCGAAGGTTCTGCCGATTCTCGCCGCGAATGGCGAGAAAGGCAGGATGTTCGCCATATTCCTCCACAAGTTCGGCAAATCGCCCGTGGACGACGACAAATACACGTGGTATGACGAGCCGCACCCGGAGGCCACCAGCACCGTCACCACCACCGCCACCGCCGCCAGCGGAACATCGCTTCGCGTCGGGGTCGGCCACGGAAAGCGGTTTCCCCGCTGGGCGATGGTGTGGAACGAAAACAAGAACGAGCACGCGCAGGTGACGCTCAACGACGGCACCGACATCCTCACCATCCGAAAGCCCGCCTTTGCCGGAGAGGGCAATTCACAGTGGGACATCGGGGACAGGGTCGTTGTCGTGGGTCTCTACCCGCCCGACGGCTCGGGCCCAACGAAGATGTGGGCGAACAACCCCGTGCTTCGGGAAAACTTCATCGCCTACTTGGAGCGCACCGTCGAGATAACGGAACGCCTCAAGCTGAACAAAAACCAGAAAACGGGCGACGAATACCAGCGGTTGACGATGATGGCGATGCTCAAGCTCATGCAAGACATCGAACTCGCGTTGACCGTCGGTCTCCCCGGGGCCGCGCCGGAGTTCGTCTCCAGCGCCGACCAGTATATCTATCCCATGAAAGGCATGCTCGCCCACATCCCCGCCAACAGGAAGTTCACGTCTTCCTACGGCGGAACCTCGCCCACCGGAACCCTGTCGGCTACGACCTTCAAAGAGTTCGCCACGCTGTTTGAGGAAATCTTTCAGTATGGCAACGAATCGAAGGTCATGTTCACGCACCCCAGCGCCATGACGAGAATCCATCGCATGGCGTTGAACGTGACGCTTCAACTCGAACCCGTTTCCTCGGAGGAGTTGGTCGGGAAGAAGAACGTCGGCGGTCTCAACCTCAAGAAACTCGCCATCGGCGGGAAGTCGCTGGTCTTGGTGCCGATGCCGCTCTGGAAAGAGCACGGCATCCTCGCCAACCACGGCATTGTGGTTGATCCGCAGTTCGTGAGACTCGTCTACAAGGGCCCCGGCGGCATCTTGGCAAGGAAGAACATCGTGCAGGACGGCTCCACGGCTTTCGTGGACAAGGTCTGCTCGTATTTCGGCCTCAAGATGACGAACGGGCAGGCTCACGCCATCGTGAACGTCCCCGCAGTGGCGTAAACCTCTAACCAAGGCTGTGGGGAGGGGTTCTAATCCCCTCCCCCAGCCTCAATAAAAAGATGCAGTTTTCGCAATTAAAATCAGACCTAAAGGACTACGTGGAAGACAGGACGGGGCAGATGAACGCCCTCGCGGGGCGCTTCATCAACAACGCCCTCGTGGACATCCAGCGCCGCCGCTTTTGGAAGTGCATGTCTAAACTTTCCTCCTTTAGCACAGTCGCGGGAACGCGCGAATACCCGCTCATAACGCATGCACCGCGCTACATCGCCTCCGACGTGATGAAGCGGCGCGGAGCGACGGCGGATGCGGACATTGTCCTCGTCAAGGAAAGCGACTGGGAGGAGTTCCAAAGACGGATGCTTGACAACGGCGAAACCACGGGCGCACCGCTGTCTTATATCGTCCACGTTGGGAGCAATGTGGACAACGGAAGGCAGAGCATCTGGTTTTTCCCGACGCCGAACGCCATCTATTCTATGGAGTTTTGGCACCACCGCATGCTCCCGGAACTCGTGCAAGACGCAGATGAGAATTGGTTCACAGAATTCGCGCATGACTTGGTTTTGTATCGCGCGTGCATGCTCGCGGGAGTGTTCCTGCAACAGGACATTACGGGCTGGCAAGCGCTGTTTGAGGAGTGCCATCAAGCCGCCGTGCGCCTTGACCGCTACGAGAGCTTCCACCGAGGGAGCATCGCCAGAAACCGTGCTTACGATTCGGGGGTAAGTTAATGCCGTTCATCAGTTCGCTCGACAGAAACGTTCCCGCCAATACCGAGGAGGCGCGTCTCGGCGCGCAGAGGATTCGGGAAATCGTCGCCGCGCTCGCCGATACACACACGGTCGAGCACCATAACGACAGCGGCATTCACAAGTTCCCCATCAAGACAGAGACATTTTTCACGGGCGTGAACGACAAGGATGGACGGCTGGCTGTCCACGGAAACGACCTTGCGCCGAAGGTGTTTTTGGGGTCGGCGCTTCCCTATGCGGGGGCGGGCAACGCCACCTTCACGAACGGGAACGCGAACGTGACGGGGAGCGGCACGAACTGGTTGAGCGTCTTGCGTCCGGGGATGAAGATAAAGGCTACAAGCCACGGCGACGCCTCCTACACGGAGATAGCAAGGGTGGTCAGCGACACGGCAATTACCTTGACGCAAGGGTATCTGGGGGCGAGCGAGAGCGCGGTGGCGTGGACGGCGGAACTGCTTCCGAGCGGGTGGCTTCCCATCGGCACGACGCGGTTCTCGAATGAGCACAATCCGAGCGGGACGCATAAGATTCCCGTCCGCACGGACGGAGCCGACCCGCCGAAGGTCGAGAATGGGAACTTTTGGTTCGACGCGGCTGGCGGCGCTAATAGGATAAAGTTCCGTGACGCAGGGACGACCAAAACAGCTGGGCATGTCTTTGTTTGGTTAACGTCTCCGACCGCGAAGGTCAGCAGGACGGACGATTCTGTTTCTGTGGCTTTCACTACAGTGGCCTTATCCGGGTCAGATCTTGTTAATACTGGACATGCGCCGCATACGGCCATTTTACAATGTAGATTGATACTTACTGGTGCTACTGGTGCAGTTGGAGGTTGGAGTTTAAAATTAAGAAAGACTGGAAGTGGTTTAGATACTCCTAACTGCCCGACATTATCAGTTTTTGGAGAAATGCCATCAGTAGCTGGGGTAGGCTCTCCACGAGCGAGTGGATTATTTTTTGTCCCGCTGGATTCATCGTTGCGTTTTGATTTTGCGCTTGATAAAGATGCAGAGGCGTTACGCGTAAGCACAGAAGTTCGTCTGCTTGGATATGTAATGTAGTAAGATAAAATGCCGCGCTACCAAGAGCACTGGATTGACGCGCCCGCGATGGGGCTGAACATCAGCCTCCCCGCGAACGTGATTGATTCGCGGCAGGGCACGGAAGTCGAGAACATACACTTCAAGGGCGGCGTCATGCGGCCTCGGCGCGGCAACGCTCCTTTCGAGGGCGGGTTCCTCGACGGCTCGGTCACGGGGTTTCATGTCTTCCGCGACGCGGCGGGCACCAAAACTCCCGTCATCGGAACGGAGCGCGACCTTCTTAAGTGGGACGGCTCGACGGCGCTCACGGGCACGTGCACCGTGGCGGCGAACGGGCGCGACGTGTCCGCGATTTCCGTTGACATCCTTCCCAGCGCCTTGCCTTCAATTGCTTCCGACGTGATGCCCGAAGACCTCATCCGCTTTGAGGCGACGGTTAGCGGCGTGGTCGTGTTGAGCGACTGGTTCCCGATTCTGTGGATTACGAAGAGGGGCGCGGGGACGGGAGAACTTAAAGTGCGCGGCGTCATTCCATCCACTTTTCACGGCTCAAGCAAAACCTTCTACATCAAAAAAACGTTCCGATTTCTCACGCCGAGGACAGGAACGGGCACGGCTCACATTGCCAACGGCTCGTCCACTCTTACGGGCGTCGGAACGACTTGGAACACGGGGGGGGCGAATCAATTGAAGGTCGGCGACCGCATCATGATAACGGGAGACGATACGGCGCTTAACTACCATCGGCGGTGGTATTCCGTCAGGACAGTCGTGAGCGACACTCAAATCACGCTGAACGAAAAATATGAGGGCGGAACAATTAACGCGGTGGACGCCACGACCTACACGGCGCGGAAGTGCTTCACGGGCGGCAGAGAGAAGCGATGGGTGATGACGACCTACATCAAAACCGTCCCGAAGGGCGCGTTTCTCTTTGCAGTCAATGGCACCAACCTCGCGCAGAAGTGGGATGGGCTGACAGAAACAACTGCGGACGCCACTACAAACGGCGCGGGCGGCGGCAACATCTCCGCGAAATACGTCATCACCTTCGGCTCCTACCTGATTTATGGCAACATCAGCAACGCTGTGCAGTCGTGGCGATGTTCCGACTTCGACAAACCCGAAGACCTTGACGGCGGCGTCGCCTCCGAAATTGTTTTCTCGGAGGGGGGCGATGAAATCACTGGCATCAAGCGCACCAGCAACTTCCTTGAAGTCCATAAGCGGTCGGGGATGAGCATCTACGCCGAAGTTGGGGGCGACCCGCCTTTCGATAGGGTGCGCTACGTGTCCGATGTCGGAAATATTCTTCCCTACGGGCTGGGCGGCACTACGGACTTGTCCTTTTTCATGGGGCGCGACAACTTCTACATTTTCGACAGCGGCGGCGTGCGCGAACTTGACCCGCAAAATAACTCGATTTGGCGGCGGTTCACGGAAATCTTGGGCAACGGCTCGCTTTCCCTCGCGCACACCTTCTACAGCGAGAAGGACGGCATTTACTACCTGTTTTTCCCCGAAGGCAGCGCGGCGAAAATCAGCAACCGCGCCGTGGTGGTGTCCGACAGAAACGCTGTTTCTTTCTATTCGTTGCTATGCTCCGCCGCAGGCACATTCCCTGCCGAAGATGTCGTGCGGTGGTTGGATATTCCCGTTGGCGTCAAATGGGATGATTTATCGGGAACGTGGGATGGCTTCGGGAACACGCTGGCGCTTCCCACGGAACTAACGGGAGATGGGGACGGACTGCCCTACACGCGAGGCGGCAACGCCACCTTCACGAACGGAAGCGCCGTGGTGAGCGTGGCCGACCCCGCCACCGCACTTTGGCTTTCCATCCTCAAGGCGGGGGATTATATCCGAACCGCAAACGGAACTTTCTACACGATTTCGAGCGTGGACGGAAACGGGCAGGCGACGCTGACGCGGAACTTCGCGGAGACCACCGTCACGGCGGCTTACGAAGCCCGACCCTCGCGGGACGGCGCGGCGTATTTCCAACGCGGATTTGAAGACCGAGGCTTGCCCTACACAACGCGGTTTCGGAGCAAGGTTTTCCTTTTCCCAGACAAAACGATTCTGCGGGGCGTAGCATTTCAGAGCACCAACGTATCATCTATAGCGCAACTCTATTGCCGCGTGTATCGGCGCTATGACGAGTCAGACAACTTTGACCTCGCGGCGGAGGGGTTTGTTCCGCTCACTGGGGCGAACACCTACAAGTTCGATTTCCGCGTTTCGGGCAGGCAGTTTTACTTTGAGTTCGGAAGCAGCGACGTGAATCAAAACTGGGTCGTTCGGCGCTGGGGCTTCATGTTCACCCCTATGAGCGTGCGGCGCGGGAAGATTGACCCGACGCTCGGAGGCTCCGTCGTGTCGGGTTCGACCGCGCCGTTTGGCGGCGGCGGCGTAGGTGGAGGAATAGGCGGCGGTGTAGGCGGAGTGCTTAACCCATGAGCGGAAGAATCCCGCGCCCGCCCGCGCAAGCGGAATCCCCGACCTCGTTCGACGTGCTCACGGGCGAGGCGGTGAAGTCCGTCGCGCATCCGCTGGAGAAGGAATACACCACGTCCACCATCGGCGGCGTGGCGGGGCGGATTGACATCACCATTCCTCCGAACATGCGAAGTCGGCAAAAGCCCACCGTCTCGGCAATCGCGGAAGGTTTAGCCGCAGGGTTATCGATTTTTTCGGTTGGCATCGAGGCGTGGACGCAGGACGCCACGGGGCGCTACACGAGCGTTCGCCTCCGCGTTCAAGATTTAGCAGTTCCCGCGGACGCTCCGAACGGAACGAAAGTCCTTGTTTTTGTAAAGAAAAAGTGGCAGATTTAACACATGGCGCTTTTTAGCAAAACACGCACGCGATTGATTGACAGGCTTCCTGAATACGCACGGGCGGTGTCCCAGCAGGGGCTTCAGGACGTTTACGACCAACTCGTCCTCGGCCGCAGTCCGCTCTTGGCTGGAGCGCGGGGCTTGGCGCAACGCGAGCTCGCGGGGGAGTTTCTTTCCCCCGCGACGAATCTGGGCTTTGCGGCCTACCTCAATGCTCTGCGGGGCGCGTCGGGGCAGGCCATGGGGACGATTGCCGAGCGTGGGCAGGGGCTTTCGGCCGACATTGGCGGACTTCAGCAACGCCTCGTCGCGCAACCCCTCGCTCAAAATATCGCTGGGCTAACCGCGCAGAACTTCGCTACCGAAAGGGCGCGGCGGTTGCAGACGGCGATGGAAGTGCCTCAACTTGCCGCCTACGGCCACACGGCACTCCAAAACTACCTCAATGCTCTACGCGGGACGCGGGACGTGGTGACGTATCGGAAGCGCGGGTTTTTGGGGCAAGTCGCCCCCATCATCGGCGCGATTGCCGGCGGCATGATGGGCGGCCCCGCGGGAGCGGCGGCAGGCGCAAGTTTAGGCGGCACCATCGGAGGCTCTTTATAGGTGAACCATGGCGCTCTTCGGTAGGACTCGAATCGGAACCACAGACTTACTCAACCCCTACGAGCGGGGCATAGCCCAGCGGGGATTCGAGCAGTTTATGGGGAACATCTACAGCGGGCAAGACCCACTGTTGCGGGGCGCGACCGCCGCCACAATGGAGGCGATGACGGGGAGTCTTGACCCGACGCGCAATCAAGCCCTCATGGACTACATCGCGCAACTGCAATCCCCCGAAGCCACACAATACCAGCGGTCGGTATTGAGGTCGCAGATGGGAGCGCGCGGTATGGGCTTCGGGACGCCCGCCGTTCGCACCGAGATTGCCGGTGTGGACGCGCCTCTGCAGGCGCAGATTCAAGGCTTACTGGGACAGGAATACGGGGCACTTCGGGGACTGCAATCACAGGCGGCGCAGTTCGCTCCCGCACTCGCGTCGTTCCCGATGGACGCGCTCGCACAATACATCGCCAGCCTCGCGGGGGGACGACAGCCGTTTATGCAACAGCAACCTGGGCTGCTCTCGCAACTCGGCCCAATCATAAGCGGGGCAGCAAACCTTTGGCAAACATATCAACAGCGGCAAGCACAGCAGACAACCAAATAAGATAAGACGCCGTGCCGATACCCGTAATCGTTCCGCGCGTTCCCGTTCAGCCCTACCAGCCGTTTGTGCAGGAGCCTCCGGGCTACGAACCCTCGCCGGGCTACGACATCGCCAACCTCATTGCCGCCATCGCTGACGCGCGCGCGGCGCGGCAACAGGACATCGCCAACCGCCGCGCGGTGCAGGCTTCACTCGCCGCGCTTGCCCCTGCTCTTCCTGACCTGTTGGCTCCGCAAGCACCCCAATCCGCGCTTCTACTGCCGCCGGGGGCGGAACGCCCCCAAGAGATACCCTTGGCGCGACCAGAGCCGCAACCAAAAGGGCCCGTTCGGCGCACCTTGGGCAAGGTCGGCGCGGCGCTCGGCATCACGGAAGGTAGGGCGGGAGAAGGGGTGCCGAGACGCCGGGAACTTCAACAGGGCATCGAACTCACGATACAACGCGCCGCCACCGACCCCGCCTTCCGCGAGGAGATTCAGCGCAACCCCGTGCGCCTGCAGCTCTACAACCGCCTCGCCGCGCCCTACGGTCAGCAACTGCCGTCGTGGGAGGAAGAGGAGATGGCACGGCAAGCCAAAACCACCTCCGCGATTGCGAACTGGGAAAGATTTCAGACTATTGTGCGAGACCCCAATATACCGCAAGCGGAAAAGGATTTCGCCGCGTCCATGTTTGGGGCTGTGCCTGCGGGAGTAGCGGGACTTCAAGCCCGCGTGGAGCAACGCGCCGAAGACGTGCAGGCCGTTGGCGGGGCTATCGCAAGAAATCTCACGCCAGAGGGTGGAGTGAAGGACTTTTTGCAGTGGGGCGCGAAAGACCAAGCTGTTGTCGCGCTAACCGCGCCGTCTCTCATGACCGCAATGATGCGCGACAACATCGAGCGGTGGAAGGTGATTGTCCAAGGAAACCAGCAGGTTTCAGATGAAGAACTTGAGCGCATGAAACTTGGACTCCGCACGTTTGAAATATCAAAGAACATCCTTGGTCTTACATCTCCCGAACAATTTAAGGCAACTTTTGGGCAGGACGCGGAAGCGTTTCTACGGGCGCTCGCTAAATACATTTCTTCTACGGAGCGCGCAAAGCCATCCCCCACTCCTACCGTGCCCGCACCCGCCCCCGCGCCCACGGGGGCACGCCCCGTCGCGTCCGTGGGAGAGCGTCCCGCAGATGAGACTGCTTCCGAGGAAGATGTCAGGGGCGCAGAGAAGCGCCTGTTCGGCGGGAGGTAGCCAATGGCGCTCTCTCCGAGAGATAAGGCGATTTTGGATTACGACGCGAAACTCAAGCAGATTGAGGCTGACCCTATTTACCCGCGCCTCAACGATGTGCAGAGGCGGCAATTTCGAGAAACGGCCTTTAATCAGATACTCGCTCCCGCCCTCGACGACCCTGACGAAGCTGCGACCGCCTATCTCCGAACCGTTCCCACCTTTCAGGGAAAACCGCTCACTCTCCCAGAGCCGAAGGACTGGATAGTTAAGCCCACGGAACTTTTGGAGCAGGTGGCTTCTGTCATCATCGATAGGCGCTTTGCCGAGGCGTCGGAGAAGGAGCGTTGGCGCATCCTGCAAAACATTTCGCACCTCGCTAAAACAGCCCCGCGCAAGGGCAAGATAGCGCGGCTTTGGGACATCGCGGAGGAGGGGATGGGGTGGGTGGTCGGGAAAACCGAGCAAACAGCGCGCGGCGTCCTTCAGCCCTTTGCGCGAGCCGCCCAAGCATACCAGACGGAGGCAACGCGCCTGCTCCATAAAGTCCCCGCTCTTCGGGAGGCGGATGTAGCCCTTACCGAAGCCGCTAAAGAGGCTGGAAAAAAGGCGGTTGAGGTTGTTGGCGGGGCGGTGGAGGACGTAGCCACCGAACCCTTCCCCAGCGCTGTTGCACGGGGAGTGGTAGGCTTTACGGAGGCTCCGCTTGCTGTTGTCGGCGGGGCAATGCGCGAACTCGGCATAGAAGGGCGTCGCCGCCCTCCCATCGCTGAAGCCGCGTTCATGGAACTTGACCAGCTCAAGCCCGCCAAAAAGGGACTGATGCGTAAGGCTTGGGACATAGTTTCCGCTCCGCCTCCGATTCGGCAAGCCTTCATCGGCGAGGCCATCGCGCGAACATTTCTCGGCGCGGGGAAGGGATTTAAAGCCGCCGTCGAAGACCCGCTCGGAGAAGGCATGGAAATGCTTCCGGGGAGCGTCCTGTTCCCCGACGAGCCGGGCAAGGCTCTCGCCGCGGATATAACCTTCGGTGTGGCGGGAGGATTTGTTGCCCGTCCCGCCGTGGCCACCGTCAAGGCAGCCAAGGATGTTCCATGGTTCGTTCGCCACGAAGCCGAAATAGTCCGCCGTGCGGCGGCAGGGGCTGTTCCCTCGGAGTTGGCAGACGCCGCCCAAAAGATGACAGTGCGCTCCCTCGAAAAAGTTGAGGGGGAGGCGGTAAAACAAGCCATCGGTATGCCGAAGGGCGAGGCGGCTGCTTTAGAACGGGCGGCGTCGGACAGGGCGCTTGCCCTCGACCGCGCGAACCTCATAAAAAACTACCGCAAGGAATACGAGAAGAATGTCGTGCCAGTCGAGAACGCTGTCGGGGGCGATACGCTCACCACGAAAGACGGAGCGGTTTACGATGTGGTGGAGGTTCTTGGCGCGGAGAAGCGCATCGCGGCGCGGCGCATGGACTACACCGTATCCGTCTCGTTCGAGGAGGTCAAGGACGTGTCCCGCCTCCCGAAACACGCCATCTTGCAGGAAACACGGGATGAACTTAAGAAACTCGGCTGGGACGACGCGCAGATTGAGGCGCTTCGGAATCCGAGCCTTCCCGCAAACGAAGCTGCATACATTGTGGACTTGGGGCGCAGGGGGCATCCGATTGACCCGAAGACCTATATTGAGGAAAAGGCTTTCGCGGAACTTCGCGCAGCATTAGAAAAGGCGGAGGTTCCCGCTACCCCTATCGCCGCCACGGAGGGGGCGCTGCCGCACGCTCCCGCCGCGCCACCATCCATGCTTCCTCCGCTCGCGCAGACCGACCCCGTAGCGTATCTCCTCATCGGCGGCGGGAACGAGATGAACCGCTTTGCGGTCGAGGCCGCGCTTACACAGCTTGGGACGAAGGACGTGGACGGACTAATCGCCGCCCTCATAAAGAGCGGCGCGATACGGCAGGAAGGCGCGAGGCTCATCGGGAACGTCCCCCTCTCACGGAAGGCGAAGCACGGGGTTTGGGACTTGGCGGCGCGGTTATACCCGAAGCGGACGCTGACGCGGCTCCGTGACATATTCCTTGAGCAGAAAGACCCCGGACGCGCCGCCGTATCCCGCCTCGCCGAGCATTACGAAGCCACGGGGCGCGTGAACCGCTTGAACATTGCGGAGGCTGTCACCGCCGCACGAGCTGTTGAACGGGAGGCGTTTCAGCGAGGACTTACGGGGGAAGCTCCGCTTTTCGCCGATAAGAAAATCATGAACGATGCCGTGGTTGCCGTGGCAGGCAGGGACGAAATCGTGCGGGAGGTCGGCATGATGACGCCGACTGCGGCAAAACGCACGGCGTGGATGACACCCGAACAAATCGCGTGGGCGGAGGATGTGGTAAAAGGAGAGAGGCTTTTTTACTCCCAGTTCGGCGACGCCCTCAAGGAAGCCGATGTGAACGTTGTCGAGGACTATTACCGCCGCGTGTATGCCAACCTCGACGCTGTGCCGGGCTGGAGGCTGGCGCAGTTCTACAAGGAGCGCAGGCTTGCCACGATTCAGGAAGCAGAACGCATGGGCTTGCAGATGATAGGCTCTCCCTCGGAAAGGATGACGCAATACGGCGAGTTCGCAGACAGCATGCTTCGACGGCGGCAACTTATTGAGATGCTCCTTGAAGCACGGACGCTTTTCCCGCGAATGCAGGGAGCGACCCCGCCGGGCGGGTGGGTTCCCATCGGAAGGAAGGAAGTTCCCCGTTTTTACGACGCGCTTTCGCACTACGGGAAAAATACCGACGATTCATTTAAGCAGGCGTGGAGGATGATG